GTGAATAGTTTAGATGAGATTTTAGATTAATTGAGAGGAAAACATTATGCTGAAAATTAAAGAGACACCTTCTAAAGTAACCGAAACCAAAAAGACTATCTCTGTAACTGACGCGCTGGTAGACAGTCTTGTCATCTTTGATGAGACGGGCGATATCTCCGATGATATCAGAGATGCCATCCCGCCATATATCGACAAAGTGAGTTTCAAGATTACGCTCACCCTGGATGATGAAGAGTAAGGCGGTGGCTGCGATTACGGATTTAACAAGATATGACAATGAGGACTTCCTCGCATGGAAGATCCGCTGTTGTCTGGCAAAGCGCAGAGGCGAAACCGATATGGACTGGGTAGAGATCCGGGATATGTTGGGGTTGGACATTCATCCTGACCAGCTTCGCAAGATGGCGGTAGGCTACGATGAATATGACCAGTATATCAACATGGGTGAGAGAGTCGCCACAAGGGTGCTTGCACTCTCCGACTTCCATGTACCGTTCAATCTGCCCGCCGAAACCTTTAAGAGATATCGGAACAAAGTCGATATTCTGGTGCTGAATGGTGATATACAGGATTGCCAGAGTATCTCCAGTTTCACAAAGAGATATAGAGTTCCCTTCGCCGAGGAAATGATTGCGACACGGGAGTTCCTGATTGAACTGATTGAACTGATTTCGCCGAAGAAGGTTTTTATTACTAAAGGAAATCATGAGTATCGGATGGTAAAATACCTGTCCGACAGGCTCAATGAAGATTTACTGAATATTATGCCCGATACCCCGCTTGACCTGATCATCAATGACGGGTTCAAGAACAACAACCGGTATTCGCGGACATCCACATGGTATGACCCGCTCAGAGATGTCTTTGCCGATAAAGGCACCGATGTTGTTTATACCGGCGATTGGTTTGTCAAGGTTGGTAAAGTGATCTTTGCCCATCCCCTTTCCTATAGTTCGGGAATGCTGAAGACTACCGAAAAGGCGGTTAACTTCTTCCTGCGTCAGGATCGGGATTTTGAGGCCATTGTCCTGGGGCATACCCACAAGCTGGGCAGTTATATTCAGGGCGGCATCGCCATGTTTGAACAGGGCTGTTGCTGCGATTTAGAGAAATTGGATTATGCGGACGGGAAACTTTTCCTGCCCAATCAGAATGGATTTTTGTTTATGGGACTGGATAAAAACGGCAGTCCGATAAAAAATCAGACTCAGTTGATTGAGTTATAAATTGAATAGTTGTGATGGAAAGGACTAATTGAAATGAGAAAAAATGAGATGGTAGCGTTGATCTCAGAGAAAACAGGTTTCGCAAGAACTGATATCCTGATTATTGTCAATGAGATGTTGGATATCATGCGGGACGCATTAGTCATTCACAAGGACAAGATTACATTTAATGATTTTGGAGTTTTTAAGGTTGAGAAGTCAAACCCAAGACACGGATTCGACTTCCAACAGCACAAGAGGATTGAGATACCGGGATACTATAAAGTTAAATTTACTCCCGCAAAATCTGTAGAAATGGATTTAAAGAATGAGGTGAATGATGATGAGAAAGCTGAGATTTAATGATAGTTGGGCATTAGCAGAAGAAATTGATAAAGTGTATCACTTGGGTGACGAGCAGCCGATCATTGTTGCAGTTGGCAGATATGAGTTTGCCAGAACGCTGTTACAGAACCTGATCGTTATGGGATATGAGATTTCCCTGATCGTGGAACTGGAAGATGTGGAATGCTGCGGCTACGATGACGAGTATTACGTCACGGTTGACAGTTATGGCGTGAGTGTTGAGAAAGCCTATGATTCGAAAGGAGAGAGATATCTCTTTACCGAAGGAACCCGCGCTTATATCCATGAGGATTGCAACTCTGCTATCCTGAAGAAGGTTGAGGCAACCGACACTTATGAGGTTGAAATCGATGCACTCAAAGATGAGAAAGAAGAACCGAAGCAATGTGAATGCGAGAAAGCAGAAGAACCGGATGATACCAATGAGTATGCCGTCTGCTTCAATGATATCGTAGAGAATATGGACAGGATCACCAACCTTCTGGAAAGGCTGTTGATGTGACATGCCCAGAAAGAAATCCGTTGCCAAAGCGGAGCCGAAACAGGCGGTAAGAAAATATAACCGGAAAGTCTGTAGTTCCTGCGGTAGGGATCTGGCGATCAGTAAATTTTATAAGAGTATGTCGCCGCTCTTCGCCGCTGACGGCTATGTAAACATCTGTAAGGAATGCTGCGATAATGCCATCCTTACCGAGAACGGCACTGTCGAGGAAGACAAGCTGAAGGTACTTCTCCAGAGAATGGACAAACCATATTACAAGGATGTCTGGGAAAGCGCCATTGATCAGTTTGGACGCGAGCATCCCTATGTCATGCAGCGTGATTTGAAGTTTCACGCAGTAGAGATCTTTCACTCCTATATGAGGATGGTCAACGGGCTTCATCATCTGAGAAACAAAAACTACCTCGATGGCGAAAAGGCCGGTTTCTATTACACAAAGGAACGGCAGGAGAAGCTTGAGGAAACCGATAAGGATAAACTCTCCGCTCTCGTTGATGAAGACGGGAAACTGAAGACGATCCTGGATGACGATCAGGCTGGCAAAAGGAAAAGGCGAACAAAACAGCAAATCAAAGAGGATGAAGCAAAGCAAAGGGTCGGGTTTATCGAAGACGATGACTTTGAAGTCACCGATGAAATTATCCGCATGTTCGGCGAAGGTTATACTAAGATGGAATATCGGAAGATGAAACAGAAGTATGACAAGCTGAGACAGGGATATATCATCCAGACAAATCTGCACCAGGAGGCGCTTATCACCTACATCCGCTTCAAGGTAAAGGAAGAGGATGCTACGGCTAAAGGCGATGTCGATGAAGCCAAGAAATGGTATGATGCCGCCCAGAACGCCGCCGATAAAGCGAAGCTTTCACCGAAACAGTTGTCCGATGCCGACCTTCAGAAGGGCGTGAACAGTTTTTCTGAGATCTCTCAGGCGCTGGAACAGGCTGTTGATATCATTGATATATTACCAAAATTCAAGTATCGACCGGCTGACTCGGTCGATTTCACGATATGGTGCTATATAAATTATGCTAGAAAACTGAAGGGTCTGCCGACAGTCTCATATGAAGAGGTATATAAATTCTATGATGACATGAAGCGTGAATACCTCGCCCAGTATGGCGATCCATACGGGATTTTTGACGGTGACCCGACAGAAGGAAACAGACCCAATGTCGAAAAATTTATCACACTCCCGAAGGATTACGAGTCCATAGAGGAACCCAGTGAACCCGAAGGAGGTGATGAAGCCGATGACGGAGGAGAAAGTCAGGAACTATAAAGGCGAAACCATCTTTGGTGACAGCCTTTATAATTATTATAAATTCGTTTCATGGGCGAGATTTTACCCCGACCTTTTTCTTGATTTAATTAAACCGGAGGTCGGTGGTATCTCGCTCCATTTTGACCAGCGGGTATTCCTGCGATGTGATGTCCGCTTCTACTCGATGTATGGGACATTCTCCCGTGGCTACGGTAAAACCTTTGATGAAATACTGGCGATGTGGATTGTGGCAATCATGTTCCCCGGTGCGGAACTTGCGATCTCCGCTCAGACCAAGGAGAACGCTGCCGACCTTCTCGCCGATAAATCAAATGAGATACTGAAGTATTACCCGATGCTGAAGAATGAACTCAAGCGTGAACCCCGCTTCGGTAAAGGTATGGCGCTCATTGAGTTCAAGAATGAGTCCTCTATTGATATACTGGCGAACTCGCAGACATCGAAAGGTCAAAGACGGCGCAGATTGAAAATCGAAGAGGCTGCTCTTATGAACAATGAACTCTTCCAGGATGCGCTTGAACCAATTGTTGAAGTGCCAAGGTACACGGTTGGTAAGCTTGGAATCCCTGACCCATGTGAACTGAACCAGCAAATCCACTTCTTCACCACATCTGGCTTCAGGGGATCTGATGAATATCAGAGAAGCTGTGACATGTATGATGACATGGTGGAGTTGAAGGGAAAGATTGTGCTTGGCGCAAACTGGATGCTCCCATGCTATTATGGGCGCGGTTCCAATAAATCCAAAATTCTTCAGAAGAAAAGGACGATGTCTCACATCGCCTTTGCCCAGAACTATGAGCAGGAATGGGTAGGTAGTTCGGATGCCTCGCTTGTTAATATCAACAAGCTGATGGCTTGCCGCTCCCTCTCCGCTCCGGTCATGAAGCCTGATAAGAATGTGGATTACTATATCGGTGTTGACGTTGCCCGTTCACAGAAGACAAACAATAACCAGTCTTCCCTCGTTGTTGCGGGTGTACGGCGAACACGGGACAAATCAAGAATCACTTCTATTGATATTGTCAATCTTATCAATATCCCGAATATCCTTAATTTCACAGCACAGGCGGTTATCGTTAAGCGGATGCGGAAACAGTACAATGCAGCCGCTGTTGTTGTTGACGGCAACGGTCTTGGCTCCGGTCTGATTGATGAACTGATGAAGGAAAGCATTGATCCCTTAACAGGCGAATACCTCGGCTGTTGGGATACCATCAATGATGACAATGTCGCAGATAACCCGAATGCCGAGAAGATCCTTTATAACTTAAAGGCACAGTCGATGCAGACAAGGGGTATCACCGTTTTCATTGATATGGTGGAAAGCGGCACTCTCCGTTTGTTGGAGAAACGGCAGGACAGCGATTTTGAATTCAGTGACGAAGAAAACTTCGACAGTAAGATCGCACCCTACATCCAGACAGACTGTCTGTTTGAAGAAGTCGCCAATCTGAAACTGAAGCAGTTTCCCGGTGGCGGTCTTGGCATCGAAAAGGCCGTGAAGAAATTGGATAAGGATAGATTTAGTGCGTTGATGTACGTCCTTTGGTACATCAACGATTTTTGTAACGATGAAACTAATGGCTCGGAATATGAATTCCTGACCTTGGTAGACTAGAAAGGAGGCTCAAAATGCCCGAACAAACAAAACGCCGGGGTAGACCTCCGAAAACAAAACCTGTTGAAAACACTGTCGAGAATAATGTAGTGGTTGATGTCACTACGGGAACAGTCGCGCCAAGTATCGCAAACCCGTACGGCTCCTATTATGCCAATCCCGTATATGAGTCAATCTTCGATTGCGGCATCTACAACTTCTTCAACAAGAATGAAATTGAGGAAGTCATCAAGAACCCCATCGTTCACTATGATACGGCAATCAGGCTGTCAGAACTTGTCTACAATAAATCCGGTATTGTCTCAAACAGTATCGATTATTGTACATCTCTGATGACTCTTGACCACATCGTCTATTCCGACAGTAAAACCCATAAAGCCAAAGCAAATAAAGACACTATGAAGAGTGTGTTAAAGACGATTGATGACAAGTCATTCATCCGTGATGCCCTCTTCACTGAGATGACTCATGGCATTGCTTTCTACTATTTCGAAACCACGGAGAAACCCGTAGACAGAAACAAATATCTGACGGACTACGAAGTTGGCAACATTATGGAAATCAATGAGATGGGCATTAACGCATCCATTATCAGTCTGCCCTGGAAATACACCAAGATTGTTGGACGAAAAAATGGGCGCTATGTTTTGGCATTTGATCTGAAGTATTTCGACAACTATGAAGGAGACTCTGTTAACCGAAAACTCCGCAAGTACCCCAAAGAGATTGTCGATGCTTACGCTGCCCGCAAGGTTAGAACCGGCGGTGACTGGGTAATTCTGAACAGCGATAAGACAATGTGCGGAAAGATCAAATCAAGAAAAGATGAACCATGGGGAAGAAGCCTGATTATCGCCGCCCTCGTGGATGTCCTCTATAAGGATTACTGGATCGATACAAAGCGTCATGTCTTGGACGATGTCAACAACCAGCTAATCTATGAGACATTCCCAGAGAACAAAAACGGTAATGGGTCCAGTCTGACCCAGAATCAACAACTGTCACAACACAATACGGTTAAACAGGCGATACAAAACAAGAACTCCAAAGGCGGTAAATGTTTTGTGTCTCTGGCGGCTGGGACAAAGATGGATACCATTGATATTTCTACGGACATCTTTGACTCGGACAACGAGACGAACCTGAATAACGATATAGCAACAGACCTTGGTATCTCGGCTGCGCTGATTGGCGCAATGTCTTCGGGAACCTACTCCGGTAATGTCAATAACCTTGAGATGATTACCGCCCAGCTTTACACATGGGTTTCTGAATGGGCGCATGAACTCAATCATGTGATCAACAAGAATATCATCAAGGACAACCGGAACAGACCGGAAGTTTACTACTTCCCCACTTCCTTTGTTAATAGGAAAGAATTCTTCGACATGATGAAGACTCTCTACACGGATGCGGCGGGATCGCTGACATTCTTAGTGGCGGCTTCTGGAGTCGATTATGACATTTATCTTAGTACAATGGAAAGTGAACTGGATGACGGCATCTTTGAGAAATTCAAGCCGCACCAGACAAGCTACACAATTTCAAGCGGTGAACAGACAGCCGGTCGCCCAACAACAGACAATCCAAGCCAGAATACGGTGAGGTCAAACAATCAGAACGGGAATGCTTTGCCGTCCCCATCTGACAGATAAGGAGGATAATTTTTATGTTTGGAAATATCCTTGAAATTGCAAGACGCTCATCCAAAGGTGGACGGGTTCCCATTAAAATTGCCCTTCTTAAAATCCATGACGATCCAAAGGAAACAAACAAAAACGGTTTGCATTGGGATGAGAAATTTGTCGCCAATGCAATCGAGAGTGCAAAGTCTATGCCGATCTGTGCGGAGTTCTGCACGGAAGACAAAGATGTACCTTTGGGGCATGGGCTTACAGGTGTAGAGGCAAACGCTGATGGAATTAACGAACCTGTATATAAAAACAGTGAGACAGTCGGCGTAATCGAAGATGCGGAAATTCAAGAGATTGAGGTGAACAACTCCAAGATCAAGGCTCTTGTTGGCTCCGGTGTACTCTTCTCTCAGCGTTATCCGAATTTCGTGAAGTGGGTGCGGCAGCATCACGCCCTCGGTAATGTGGATACC